CTCCAGTAGGCGCAGGACCTGAGCATCGTGACGACAGCCAGGGTCATGATAACCCTGACTTTCGTCATTATGTTGTGGCTCCTTTCCAGTGCTTCGCACTTGGTTATCGTTACGTTGAGGGGCACAAATCCCTCGCCTTGTGCATTGATGTTCGGCATCAATACTATTATCCCTAAAAAGACTTGAAAATTGCCAGGGTAAGTACCATTCTCCTAGGCCATGGTCAGGAGAAGTACTGCTGAGTATTATCTTAAGTTCCTGGTGGTGCACCCAGATGGGTACCCCAATGGACAGATAAAAGAGATCTGTAAGGACCTCCAGCTGGACTTTATCGGGGAACCTTACCTTGAGAGATTAAGGGCTTCGTGTATCCCACCTATCCCTTTTTACCCTTCCGATAAGAACCACCGTAAGTCCCAGAGGTTCCTGCAGAAGGAACAACTGCAGACTATCTTCCTGCAAGATGAGCATATGCAGGCAGCTAACAAACTGTTAGCTACCCCCAAGGTCAAAGAGATTGTAGAGACCCTGCTGATAACTGGGTCAAGTAACTCTTGGATCAGTGCGATCATTAGGAAGAAGGGCTTTCGTACTAGCCCTGCGGCTATCCAGGCGTTCAAGCATTATTACTACAACGTGGATTTGGTGGATTCTCTTGAGCTTAAAGCACTGACTCACCACAGGGCAGAAGGCTCTTCCACATCAGACCCAGATGAGCAGGCCCTCACCATATCGCTGATGAAGGCGAACTACACTGACCCGCGCAGGTCTGCAGCCTACTCACCTATCAGTCCTTTAGCAGGCATCAAGACCATGATGCGCATGGGAATTCTACCGTCTAACACAGAGCTGGCGAGACTAGCCTCTGCTGCACGTGTGGCTGCTACTATAGGTGTTCTAGAGTCGTCACTTAACGGAGACGCTGAGAAGGGCAGAGATTTCTCTATCATCGCAGCCAACATGACTACTATGCTTGAGGCTGTAGAGACCCCTGACAAGGACCTCAAGGAGGGCCTTGCGTCCATGACACTACGTACAGACAGCCGGGCTATCCCGCACATAGACCAACTTGGTCTAGGTGGTCACACAGTAGAAATGGCTCCAGACGAACAGCGTGAACCAGATTTCTCACCCATGCCTGACGATATAGAAGGAGAGGACGAATGACCGCCAACGAAAACACAGTGTATCTAGGTGAGGTCCCTGCGCAGGACGCAAAAGATCACTTGGATGCCGAGCTATCCTCTGTCTTTGTAGGTGTGGAAGATGCAGTCCCGAGGTTCACTCAGGTAGACAACTACACTACGTTTAGGGCTGAGTACACTTTCCTGGGGGAGGATATAGTTGTTCATTTCTTTGCGACGCCAGAGAACAACAGCGTGGACTACTGGTTAAAAACGTTCCCAGCTCTTCTGGACGTTTGCGCACGAGAGTACTTTCAGGCAGATCACCCACGGCTAGTAGCCAAGTACACTGAGGAGGTTAAGTCCTGGTGGTTCAAGGCACATGGGTACGCGCACACTCTTGCCCCAGACAAACTTATGCTTGGGTTCTTCGAGGCACTTGACCGTGACCTGGAAGGCAAGTGAACACCAGGCGTAACGGTTTCTTCTCTAGGCGTACTCCGCCCACAGTCCAGCCGTTATCCTTTGCACGTTCTCTGATGTACGCGTGGATGGGCTTCTTAGCCTTAGCCGGGAACTCATAGTTCATATACAAGTTCACCTCCACGCAATCGTCATGCATGGTAACTTCCCCGTGTGTGAAGTGATCTCCAGCCCTCTGCAACGACCACAGTAACTCTTTCCCCCACTCTTCCAGCTGATTGAACGACATGGCCGCAGAACCAGCTCTAGACGTATGGGGAGACGACGATGAGTTGTGGGACCCAGAGCCAGCGTTAGAGGAAGATCCGTTAGTCATAGAGCACGCTGTAAAAGCTTTAACAGATATACCCAGTGCTATGCCATCTCAGTTTACTGAGTTTGCATTCATGATGCCCACTGAGAGGGATAATAGCCTGGGGTTTGATAGGTTCTCTTTTGATAAGCGGCCACATCTGAGAAGGATGTACGACACGCCAGCTAAGCGTGTCCTTCTATTCTGTGGTCGGCAGGTTGAGAAGAGCACACTGCTTGGTAACATAGCCCTCTGTTACACCTGCATGGTGCCGTCGTTCAAGACGCTCTATGTCTCTCCGTCTGCATCACAGACAAAGACGTTCTCTAACGACCGTATCAAGGAGCCTATCGAGACCAGCCCGATACTAAAGAAGTTCACTACTACCATGCTCTCTCAGAACATCTTGGAGAAGCAGTTCGTGAACCGCTCTAAGATAACTATGCGGTATGCCTTCCTTAATGCTGACCGCGTTCGAGGTATTCCTGCCTGGCTGCTAGAGCTCGATGAGTTTCAAGATATTTTATCTGACAGCATCCCCATCATTGAGCAGTGTCTTTCTCACGCACCTGAGCGATGGAAGCGCTTTATCTACGCTGGTACCCCTAAGAGCCTAGACAACACGCTGGAGGAGTACCGCTCTAAATTCTCTACTCAGGGAGAGTGGGTAGTACCCTGCGATAGACACGGTGGTGAGGGCGGTCGATACTGGAACGTGCTGGGTGAGAAGAACATAGGTAAACGCAGCTTGGTGTGTGAGAAGTGCCACAAGCCAATCAATCCACAGCACCCAGATGCACAGTGGGCCAACATGGTGAAGGAGGCGGCCTTTGAAAGTTACCGCATCCCTCAGCTCATGGTTCCGTGGAAACCATGGGATGAAATCTACCTAGACTATGAGCGCTACCCTAGGGCTCGTTTCTATAACGAGGTCCTTGGTATCTCGTTTGATTCAGGTGTACGCCCACTAACACTGGGGCAGGTTCGGGATGTCTGTAATCCTGAAGTGCACATGGCTGATGCTGACAAGTACCGTTCTAGGTCGTACGCTCAGCCGTTCTTTGCCGGTATTGACTGGGGTACTGGTGAGGGCAGTAGCTATACGGTCATCGTTATCGGCACGTACATAGACATGAAGTTCCGGGTCATCTACGCCCATCGGTTTACTGGAGAGGACGTAGATCCGACGCCGCAACTTGAGAAGATCTGCGAACTCATCGACTTCTTCAACATCAAGATCATAGCTTGTGATTACGGCATGGGCTTCGGTATGACCGACCCATTGATACGCAAGTACGGTATCCAACGTATCCACAAGTTCCAGTACTTAGGTAAGGCTAAGAAGAAAGTGGAGTGGGACGGGCGTATCCGTAGGTGGAAGGTTCACCGGACTGAGGTGATGAGCGACATCTTCAGTGCCATCAAGCGGAAGCAGATCGAGTTCCCTCGCTTTGAGGACTTCGGTAGTCCTTACGCGGAGGACATGATCAACATCTTCAGCGAGTACAGCGATGGTCAGAAGATGATCTTGTACAAGCACGCCACAGACAAACCGGATGACACATTCCATGCGATTGTGTTCATGCTGCTTGGCTCAATGATCCTCAGGCCCCGCCCGGATATCATTGCTCCTATGCGTGAGGACCCACGTACCGGGAAGATAATAGACACTTACTCAGGCCCCACAAATCAGGGCTAGTGCTATTTCTTTCCTGGGTTAAAGTCGGTAGATAGTGTGAAGGCCCTCAGAGCGTCTGTTGACGCTGGGCGAACTGGAGTTTTCTCCTCCTCAAGCGGGTAGAGTAGCTGCTCCAGTCTGGCCTTCATCATGTAGATAATGGGCCGTTCTTTAGCTAGAGAGTCCAGCAGTACAAGCGTAACGGTTAGCTCTTTTAGTATCTGAGCTAGCTCACTGCGACGGATCTGTACGTAGTCTGCACTAGGTGGGGCCATCGCCACCTAGTTTACTACAGGTAAGTGAGCTCGCCCAACCGCGCTACAGGAGAGGGGGGTACTGCTACCTCAGTTGAGCGAGCTCGACTACAGGATAGACGAGTTACCCAGGAAACGCCAAAGCAATGATGTCCTCATGGACGTCACCTTTACTAGCTGGGAACAGGCTCTCAGCTAACTTCTGTCCCTTAATGTGCCTCACATAGAAGTAGGCTACGTTACGTACATTCCTGTGGGCCATCATGAAATAGCTATTCACTACGAACATCTCAGTGTCATGTAGCTGAATAGTTTGATGATTGATCTTGTTGCCCAGATCTAGGAAGACCTTCCACGGCTCAGTACTTTCTGTGTACTGCTCGACTAGCCCTAGGTACTCTTCTGTGACTACATAAAACACCCTGGCCCACTCCAGTATCTTAGAGCTGCTAAGGGGGAGCTCGCTCTCTATAAGCTCTTCAGCTTCAGCGTACAGCTGTAGGATAGCGAGTTCTGTTAGTACCAAGGGCTTGGTGTCCACGCCTAGTACCGTCAGTAGCTTGGACAGTAACTTCTCTGTATTCTGGCTAGACACGTAGGCTTGCTTGGCCATGGTGGCTACCGCTGCAAGGCTGGTGTCCTTTGACTTGGCCTCAACCAGCGCAGCTACATCGTCTATTTTGTAGAGCCTAGGAGATCTGGATGAGCGCCCAGGCCTGACGAATGGTAGAATACCTGAGCGGGTGTACCCCCGTACCATACTGACACCTACCCCTAACATCCTTCCAGCCTCCTTGGCTGTCAGTAGGTCAGC